ATATCTACTCTTTTGTACTCCTTTTATCATACACCATAATATTTTTTAATTATCTCTGTCCCATATTCAAACCCTAGTTTGTAAGCTTCTTGAGCAAGCTTATTTGCAGTCTCTCGTATATATGTATCTCTGGTAATATAATGTAAGGTCTTGGTATCCAACTTTGGACACATAATTGATAATCCCAAATTCTGAAGTTCTTCATCTTCAGAGTTAACCATATCAAATATCTTATTTATTTCTTCAATTGTTCTCATATTACAAATTTAAGTAAAAAAGAAGGAGACCCCTTCCGGAGTCTCCCTTTAATTGTTAAATATTAACGTCTAATTTAGAACTTACTATTAGTAGGAGTCACATCTGCTTTTGCCCCTGTAGCTGTTGCTGGGTCTACAGTTGGATCGTACTCTTTCAATGGTTCCAGATCAAAGAATGCATCAAAACCATAATCACCTAGCACATTTTTCTCAAACTTATCCCATTGTCTTTTCTCAAATGGATCTGTGAAAATATTACCCTTAGTAATTCCATCCATAAATTTCTCAGGAAGAAACTCTTTATATACCTGTTGGTATTGTTTTTCACTGTCATTCTCATCCGTTTTTACTCCTGTGAGTATTACAAATGGTGTATCAAATTTACTATTTATAAGTGATCTTAACTCTGTATAATCCTCGTTCATAAGTGCCTTGGAATCAACCACTACCTCACACTGAGGATTTTTCCATTTCATTTTCCCTAACCAAGCCTTTAATAAAGTTCCTAATTCAGCCTCTCCAATAAGAGCTTTTTTAACCTTCTTTTTACCTAGTTCATTATTATCTGCATCACGAAAATGCGTGAACCAGTCTGGTAAGGTTGCCTCATTATCAGTCCATGAAGTATCACATGTACTATTAATGTATTGATTTTTCAACTCGTCTTTAGATACTCTTTCTTTATCAGTGAAGTTCAAAATACTATAAATGAAGTATTTATCTCTAACTGAATCATGTAGCCAGAAAGCCAAACGTAACTTGTCTTTACCTTCCTGGTTTTGTGTTAAATAAACTGTTTCCTTGTCATCATTTGAATCCTCTCTACCAAGAAGCCTGTTCTGTTCTGCCTTCGTTGGGTTCACTGCCTTCAGCCTAACCTTTGTAAATCCTGTGTACTTAGGTTGCTGCCCTGTCTGATTTCCTTTTATCATTTGTTTGTTTTTTACTAAATCCTGTCTTTTATCACTCTTAATTTTTCTAGATGATTAATTCCTGTATAGAACTTTTCTTCACTATCATAATATTTGTACTTATCCTGAAAAACATATAGATAATCCTCATATGTTGGTTTTTGTTTCCAGAATATCTCTACAAATAAGTTAACTGTCGTAGCCTCTAAGCTATCAAATATTAGTCTATCATTTAAACTTTTACAGGCTTCTCTATGATATTGCTCCATTATATAAATATTTTATTCCAATCCAAAACTCCATTATATCCTATTAAATGTTTTGCTCGTGTACCTCCTGTTTTTTCTTCTGTTCCTGTAAAATTGATCTTAGTACCTCCCTTGTCATTATAAATATATCCTATTGCATCTACTTTACGTGGTAAAATATCCCTGAGCTTTCCTGTTAATGCCAGTTGCTTGGGAACAACTAATTCTGTGTTGTCCTTATTTCCAACGTATTTATCTTCAATATGACATACATATATAACACATTTCTTTGCTGAACCTTCAAATAACTTATATATATTAATTACTTCCTCTCTTGACCATTTATACCCATTCCCATCAGGCAGGGTATGTACACTCAAATAATCATCACTTTGTGGATCAATAAATTCTCCTCCTTTTATAGGATTGCCTCTATTATCATGTATTCTATTAAACGACTTTCCTTGTATTGAATTCATATATCTATATGTTCCACTCCATTCAGCCCATTCATTCACCTCCGTGAGAGTATCTATTACTATATAATCATAATTCTGTTCATCTTTAGCCTTTTGTGCTACCTTCTTTAACCATTGCATTTTACCAACTGGTCCTAAATCTTTAGGTGGCTGCAGAGCAAGAGCATCCACTAAATTGGTTCCATATTCTGTATCTACTATAAGACTATTAGGAAGAGTAGTTAATGCAGTTGTTTTACCACATTTCTCTTTCCCAAATACTATCATTGTTTCTGCATTGATTTGAGCCTTATGAGGTTGTGTAGGGAATACTATTTCATCTGTTTTTTCTTGCATATTGTGTCTTTATTTAGACACAAATTTAAGCATTTCCCTACTTATTTCCAAGGATCTTTTCTGGCTTTTGGCGAATTTTTTATTATAGCATACTCAGCACATTGCATAGTAATAATTCTCAAATATCTAGGATCAGTTGCAAAGCTCTCCATCCTTTCTACTAGCTCCGTATCATATGTAACAGGGTCTTTGGTAGCCAGTTCTGAGAACTTTTCATTAAATTCTTCCACATCCTCCGCAGATATCCCACAAGCTACATAAGCATCTTTATTTGTGTGATCAAATATGAGAGGTTTAGTATCATCCTTAATATTCTTAGATATATATGTTATCTCCTCAGTAGATAACCCTCTGTCATTCCACAACTTATCAATGATAATAGTTTTGTTTGTACTCATATATATGTTATTTTTTTTGGATCAAAAAATTTCAACGCTCTTCTTAGCCAATTTAATTCAACCTGCTCATCTGAGCTTACTATCCATATGTCTGCTTTTTTTCCAGGATTACTGTACTCTAGTCCCATGCACCTATTTATCTTTTGGCAGAGATTCTCTGGATTACTATCAAAATAATTAATAACTACCTTACTAAGAGGCTTATATGTGACCCCTGTATCACCTATTTTTACTACAGCTATATGATTTCCCTTACCTGTAGTAAAATTATCAAAGTCCTTGGAGTTCTTACTCTTACTATGATAAGAAGGACAACTTAAAGCATCTGCAGTCTTTGTTAAGCCACAGAATGTCAGAACTCTTTCATTAGTAAGCTTCTTTAGAAGGCTACCCGTAGCCTCCAACTTAGCTCTAGATGCCTGAATAAGCCTCATCCTAGCAAGTCTAAGATAAAATGTATCAGCACCTGTCTTCTCAAGTTTCTCAATAACAGCTCCATAGGCGTCAAATTGTTCTTTTTCAGTTCTTGTAGATGATTTATATTTGACCTTATGTTTAGTATCCAAGGGAACTGTCAGAACTGTTATTTCGTAATCTGAGATTATTCCTTCATTAATAGCATCTTCAATACTATATTTTGCCAGTACATCTATCTCTAAGGATTTTCTTAATATACTTTCAGTGTCATCTGATAATGTACCTGTAAGACCCAAAATTCTACTTGCACACTCTTTCATATTCTTAGCGATCTTAATTTGAAATTCACTTAATGTATGAATATCATCTATTATCAAAATGTCATACTTACCTAGAATAAACTTTTTTAGTGAATGATGTGTAGTGAAAGTAACTTTTTTGTTCTTATAATTCATTCTTTTAAACTCCTCTACCCATGCAGTTTCTATAGTTTTTTGAGGATATGATATTAGTACTCTACAGTCTTTATCCATTGATTGTAGAACTCGTATACCTATAGAAGTCTTTCCTACCCTAGGAGCAACATTCAATATACCATTTTTTTTCTTGGTACTTATAAATACTTGTGCAAGTGAATCTTGTCTTTTATCTCTTAAAGTCATTTATTCTGTTTTTATAAACTTCATACTTTCTGTCTAAACTAGTCACACAATTCTCATAAATTATCTTACAAAACTTTCTTGCTCTATCTCCACATAGTCTAATTGAATACGCTTTTGATTCTGTTTTTTTTACTGTTGAACAAATATCTGTTTTTAGTAGTAAAGATTTGAGAAACTGTTCTGTTCCTAATAGATCTATTGTGATTGATCCTTTCTTTCTTATATGTCCATCACCATCAAAGTATCCTCTTATAAAGTGACTTAAAAGTTTATCTGGAATTTGGGTATCCTCCGGAAATTGTAGAATCAAGGATTTTCTCTTTAGGCAACCTTGCTTTATAAGGTCTTGTGAGATTTTTGAATCTTTGAACATTAATCTACATCTAAAGCTATCTGTATAAATTTTACCCTTAAAACTTAGAAAATCTCTGAACTTTTCCAAGTGTTTTTTATCTGATAATTTTAGTGAAAGTTCTACTGTACCCCTATCAGTTACATTTCCATCAGCATATAAGAATCCTAGCCAATAGGCCTTTTCTTCATTATCTATAATCTCAAAAATATCGGAAGTTATATCACACTTATTGTGCTTTGAGTACTTGCATCCGTTTTTTCTTAAGTACTTTCCTACTGTCTTTCTAAATACACCAAGTTCTTTAGCTATCTGTTTTGTATTTAAACCTTGATTGAATAGATCAATCATTTTATTAACTATAATTTTATCTATCATAGTACAAATATACTAAAATATACTGAGACTACCAAATCTTGGACGTTATTTTTAGTCCTTATATCTTTCATTATAATATTCCCTCACCTTTTCCTTCGACTTCTCCATATCTATTATTACCATCTGCCCTTGACTATTATGAACCATCTTTCCTTCCAGATGTTGGGCAACCTTAACAAATTCATGTAAAGGAATATCCTTACCTCCTTGCTCTTGAAAATACTCCTTTAGAGTCTCATAGGAGATAGTATCATTTTTTATTTTATTCCATTTTTCCTTATCCATCAGTATAATAATTCCATTGTTGTGCACTATTTTGATCTGGGCCATCAGGAAGATGATGACCACTTCTAATACACATTACATCTCCAGTATATACATTATAAAATCTAGATTCATAGAAGCTTAATTCATTTCCACATATCATACAATGTACTTTATTACCTGTAAGTTCTTTAGCCCTTTTCCTTCTTTCTTCTTCTGTCATTGCCAATTCGTTATTGATCTACCTTTCTTTATTAACTCATTTAACCATGGTTTGTCTGTTTCAGGAACTCCTAGATGAATACATGCATACTCTCTTAATGACATTTCTGCAAACCTGACATCCGCAAGAGCTTCATAGGGCTTGTCTTCCCATACTGTCTTGGCTGACTTCAGGGGAACTAGGACTTTTTCCTTGCCATTGAACATCTCCCTTTCCCAACTAGCCAATTCAGTATCCGTACCTTTCTTTATAACATACACCTTTTTATCAAATGTGTTATAAAAATAAAAGTCATCTTTTAATTCCCTACCATAACATCCTATGTAAATATCATCATTCTTCACAAAGCTGGTCTTTGGATAGCAATTATCCGTTGTTATTCCCAGCGTTTTCAATTTTTCTATTATTTCTTCTTTGTTCATATATCTCATGTATTATTTCTTCTGCTTCATCTTCTTTTGTCTTTTCACCTAAAACACAATATCTACCTTTTGGATAGTATTCTTTTATAAATTCTTGATATTTATAAAACATAGCCCAATTATCCCCAAATTCATGATGCATAATCGTTATTACGTTTACTGGATGAGGAACAAATACTTCTATCCAGTAATCTTTCATGGATTCTCCAGTAACTGGATGTTTATGGTTTTGTCCAAAAGTTGTATAGAATTTCATATTAGTCCTCCCTAAGGGCTATATTAGCCCTTCTTTGATTATAAATGTTTTCTATTATTTCATCAGCCTCATCTTCAGGAGTTTTCTTCCCAAATATGCCTATACAGCCATCTGGGTAATTCTCTAATCTAAATGACACATAACCATCCATATGTATAGTCTTCCAATTATAAAGAAAAGGAATTTCCCATGCAATCTTACCTGGACTTTCGTTCTTTTTACAATATAGTATAGCATAGCTATGTTTTAAATCTTCATCCCATAACCCAGTCACCTTATTGTTTTCATCAATTTGCTTAAAAGTCACATAATATTTCATATTATATAGTTAAGTTTTCATAAATATTCATGTTTTTAAAGTCTTCCTTTAGATGTAAAATCATATCTGCATCTGAGTTCCTGTTCTTTACTATATGAGCAAATAAATCATCCTGATCTACAGGCTGTTGTATTGCTCCATTTGCTCTACCGTATTGTACTATACCATATTTAGAGGGCTTATTCAGGAGAAGTATGGTTTCACTAAACATAGCTGCGGCATCACCACCATAAACATCACCTTGTCTTGGGAAGGCACCATCCTGGCCGTTTTCCTGTCTTGTTTCAAACTCCCTATTAATTTGGGTAAGAAACATAAACACAATTGGTAATGACTTCTTCAAAGCATTTGCTTCCATCAATAAGTTCAGAAGCATAGCTACCTGAGAAGCCTCTGATGCACTTTGTCTTGTTAATAAGGTGTGGTCCACCCTAACTAACGTCTTCCTTTTAGTTTTCTCAACATGTCTTTTTACAGTATCTGCAAATTCTTTGACAGTTAAGGGTTCCTCACAGAATGTTATAGGCAATCTCCCATACCTATCCATGAGAATTTTCTTCATTTCTTCTAGTTCAGCCAGGGTTATTTTATTATTCTCTGCTGAGATAATATACTTATAACTCTTTTTCATTTTAGCTGCCAGTCTTCTGAGTAATATTACCCTCGAGGACATTTCCCAGTTAAAGTCCAGCAGGTCAAAATCTCCTACTGGATTAGCATCAAATGCTCTATCAATAATACAGTCAGCATATGTAGACTTTCCTACTGACGGTCTACCTCCTATAGTTATAGTAGAGTTCCATTCTATTCCGTCAATCATACAACTGTCTAGCTTACTGTAGCCTGTCTTTAAGGAAGTGATTTTCCCTTCCATCCTATCCTTGGCATATTGATAAACTTCATCTATTGCCTCTCTTATTGGCTTAAATTTCCCACCTTGCATTCACACATTTCTCCTTATATCAACTTTTGATTACTCTTAAACCCTGCATCAGGGCCTGTATTAACATTACTCTGCATATCTGTTACCATAGCTGACTGTCCATTCTTTAATATATAATATTGTAGAAGTGGAAAAAAGTCATTATTAGTAACGGAATCCTTTATATACCATAATATAGTACTCTCTATTTTGTCATAATCCTTTAATTTATAAAGAATTATTGTTTTAGCTAGCACTTTTTTTAGATCTGTAGCATTTGGTATAAATGAGTAACTTTTCTTCTCAATCTTAGCTCTTACTTGTCTTTGCTTTGTTAGATCATAAAGCTTATCCTGACACTTCTTATGAAGTGCCAGTGCCCATATTTCAAAATCTATTTCCGTTTTTCTTGGTTCAGCTGTAGTTTCTTCTGTAACGCTGACTACTATAGTATTAACTCCACAGTCCTCTACTAGAGTTAATCCTTTCTCTGTTAATGTATTATCAAAATTCAGGTAACCTTTCTTTATTAATAAATTAATAAAGCCATCGATTCTTTTATTGTTAATTAATTTCTTTCCATTCTTCACTTGGCACAAAAGGAAGTAATGGTCGAGTAGCAAGCCACCTTCCAATACTTCCTTGTACTTCTCATCCTGAATCATTTCCATATTTTATTTTATATTATTGTACGTTCTTAAATTCACCTTCTTTATTACTGTCCTTGGTCCGTCTTTTTCCTGTGTTGTTATCTTAAACCCATCTAGTACAAATTTAGAGAATTTTGGGTACTCTTTACGAAGAAATCTTATAGCTCCTTCACCAGCACCTACAATTTCCTCATCATAAACTTTTCCTGTCTTAAAATCCGTTACTGTCCATAATGATAATAATTCCATAGTTTTACATTTTAGTTTTTAATTCTCTTACCATCTTACTAATTCTCTTACCATCTTACTACGAAGTTCACAAAGCATCGTTATTGCTAACATATTCATATCTTGATTATCTGATTCTAGCATTTCCATGAATCTAAGTACTTGATCTCCAGTTATTAGCTTTCTTTTTACCATATCCTCCATCTGATAGGGAAACATAACCAATGAGTGTTCAGTAGATCTATATACAGGACACTTATAATTCCTAAAAAATTTCTGACCTTTATAACCAAAGTCATTCTGAAATATACTAGGAGGGTTTATAGCAGTATACCCACCACGTTTTTGTTGTGTAGTCTTTTTCATAATCCTGTTTTATTATAATATTTAGTACTGGATCCAGGTCCCCAGTACCTATGGGCATTAAGTTGTTCAAGTAAATTGGCACCTAGTGCTCTCATTTCTCTGTCTGGACTTCTAACCATTTGTAGTATTCTGTCAACTTGAGATCTAACAATCAATCCATCCTTAAAGGCACTCATTAAGATATTGCCTGTATAAGGAAATCTGTCTATATACCAATCTATTTCAGCTGGGGAAAACGGGATTTCTTGATTTTCACTCATAACTTTTTCTTATTTCTATAATAATTGTCAAAGTAATTATCTATAATATTCCATCCTAGATTTTTGATTTCCTTATCATCAGAGAACATCATTTTTTCAATCTTTTTACCTTCCTCTTCTGAAATAAGTTTAAGTTCAAGAACTAAATGATGTACAGAATATGATTTCCAATCAGTATCCTCAAAATAGACTTCCTTGTGTGGTCTTGAACGTGTCTGCATATACTTTAGCTTTTTTGGTTTTTTCAATTAGATCTATTCTCTCAAGAGTCTCTAGTATATAATACTTATAATTGATATCATATTTAGAGAAATCTTTATGTTGAACTGGGATATTATAATATGCACACTTTGGCTGGCCCATCCATGGGAAATCCTTACTTGGGGCCTCACAATGATTATTCATTTCTACACCATATTGATCTTTACCACGTTTCATAAATACATTTCCTGAATTAGAGACATAGTATCTGACAAGCTTTTTATGAACAATAACATTATCCTTATCTATAACTTCCTCATAATGAAGGTCTCCAAAGGCTTTCTTACCTATACAGAAGTCGTATATATTCTTATGATTGGTAATAAAGTCAATTGGGTTTTTACCATTTATAAAGTACTGTTCCAGAGCTAGGGCCACTACCCTTTTACTTTTGTTCTTATTTATCTCACAGCCTGCTGAGCCATAAATAGTAACAAATCTGCCCTTTTTCTTAACTTTCCCATCTGTTCCTTTGGCAATATAGTGATTAATACTTTCCTGCCATATTGCCTCAAAATCAGTATGTTCTAACTTACCTAATTTGATATTACCAACCTTGTTTTCCCACTTAGCACATATTTCCAGGAATAATTTCTTCTTAGACTCATGATATATGACCATAATACCATCAGTATTCCCACTTACTACCTGAAATCCTGCTTGTTCCATCATTTCTACTAACATAAGGATTTCTATCTGGTTTCCCATACAGATTTTTAGAACTCCTTCAGGATACTCAAGAAAGCTTCCTTTCTGACCCATCTTCCCATATAAACCTCCATTTAAACATAATTTTAACATCTCTTGGACAGACTTACAAGGACGGGCCTGTAACACATTTCCAGCCTTTTCTAGGACCTTTGCCTTATCCTTAAGTTGTACTCTCCTGGCTATTTTCCACTCAACCTGATTGTAGATAATATCCTCTAAATGAGGTGGACGTACCTTGAACTTAAGAAAGGCATTTGGATACTGACTTTGTACATCAATATCACTTAAACACATACCAGCTAAGGATTTGATCATTCTATGTTTCTCAGTAGAGTGAATCCCACCTTTAGCAATAGTATATGTAGTTTTGCCCACAGTTACTGGAAACTTCTGCTTTTTATTCTTTACATATTCATTACCTATAATCTTAACCTCATCTGCCAGGGATTTTGTTGTGAAATCTAGGGTTTCTGGGAAGAAATTTCTAAAGGGCTGACCAAAAGGCTGCCTTGGTTTAACCGGAAATAACTTTCTTTCCCCTTTTTCATCAATATTTTTAGCTGTTTTATAGTCTAATTTATTCCACTCTTCACCAATCTTTACATCACTCCAGTTCATACAGTCCATACCTGTCTCTTTAAAAACATCTATTCTGTCCTGTATTTTGTTCTTGCCATTATAATCAGCAAGTTCTTCAATATCAGTAATCCCTAGGGTTACTTCTAATAACTTATAGGTTACTATAATATCATTCCTCATATAGCTCTTGAGCTCTTCAGCCTCAAGCTTTGTAAAGCTGTCTTTAGTATGATGATGAGGCATCTCCTCAACATTCATATTCATCATGTAAGCACACCACTTCAATGATGTTCTTCTACCTTTATTATCAAAATGATGTATTCTAAACAGATCCAGTGCTCTTACAGGAAATTCCTCCTCTTTATATGGTGGCTGTATATCATATTTACCATCATCAATGATTTTCTGGGCAAAATCCCATATTTTATTAGCCACCTGAACACCATCTAAATCAAACCAGTTCTCATACTGTTCTAGTATATACTGTAATACCTGATGGTCAAACCCAATACCATTAAAACTAACCCAATAGTCAAAATGGTCCTTTTTGGTGTAATATTTCACCAAACTATATAGATCATTTCTATATTTACTTATCTCAAATATGTCCCATTTCTTACTATCCGGCTCATAAATTCCTATACAGAACATTCCTTTAGGAGTCTCTATATCAAATATAGCCAATTTCACATCATAATTCTCAGCTATTCTCATTTAGTCTTATATTTCTTTAACCTGCCTCTAAACCTATCTAGTGGGCTACCTTCCAATTTCTTTAAATTTCTCATATCTCTTTTCCTGTCTTTCCATCTATATACACTTATAAGTCTAGGCTTTGATTTTGTAATAATGCTACCTGTACTACCAGATTCAAAGTCAATATTCATGCTAATTTCATATCCATAATAGGATGTTATTTTTTCATTTGCGTGGTTTTTCATACTATCACAATTTAAGCAATTTTTATTAATTAGAATTCAGTAATTATAGGATCACTCCAACGAAGAGTAAGTTCATCAACTTTTTTACAAAGTCTCTCAGACACAAGATGACATGTACGAGTAGGAAAATCTTCACTAGTAGCTATCCAATCAATTATAAGTATTCCTATATTTATTTCTTTACTAATTAGTAAGATTGGGTTTCCCCAACATAATGTGAACCATTCCTTAGCGCAATAATCTAAATATTCTTCACAAAAAGACTTTCCTTTCCCAAGAAGAGTGGTAGAAGCTAGATTTACCAGTAAAGGATCATGTGAATATAATAGTTTTGTAATTTTATCATTTCTTCTAGGTCCCGAGTTCCTAGCAAATGTTTCAACTTCACTTTGTCTCATTTCAATAATTTTAAAAAGGAAGGCTTTTAACCTTCCTTTCTTTTTTCTCTTATATATTCCATTATTAAAGCTGATCTTATTTGAAGAATAGAGTCAGTAAAGTCTTTCTTAGACAAATAATCACTCCATACTCTTAATGATAGAATACAGTAGTTAAGATTTCTGAACTTCTTTTTATGTATTCTATATAGTGATTTACAATTTCCTCTATTAACATCAACAACATAAAAATAGTTATTAATAGTTCTAGCTATCTCTCTAAATTTATATTCATGTAACATAAACATAGGATGACTTTTGCTGATTATTAAAGAACCAACAAGATATTCATGTGTGTAACCCCTAAACTTAAGTCCTTTTACACAATAGTTTACTATCTCTTTACGTTTTCTCCTTTTCTTATTCATAAGATTTTCTGTCTATTTTAATAACATAACCATGTCTAGGAACATTACCTTTACCATCAGCTTTCTTAGGAGTTCTGTTCTTGTACTGGACAGTAGCTTCTTTACCAATATATGAATCTCTAAATGTCCAGATCTTTTTCAGGTATGGGAAATCACCCTTAACATTACAACTAAAGGTTTGATCAGGATTGACATCATGTTGCAAAGTAAACTTACCTATGGTGCCAGCTCTGCCTCCTTTACCTTCAATTGCCCCCACAATTTTGAACTCATCATCAATCCAGTCCTTGTATTTGATAAGCTGCCTGGTTCTTTTATGTTCATATTCACTGTCATCAATTCTAAGCATTGTTCCTTCAAAGCCATCCTTAACAAATTGCTTATGATACTTTAACATATCTTCTTCACAGAATACCTCATAAGTAGGAACCAATTTAAGAGCAGAGAAATGAAAAGCTCCTGTTTGCATCAGGTCCTTAAGAGCAGCATATCTTTCAGAGAAAGTACCTTTATATGAAGGGAGATCATAACACCACATTTGGGCAAGTAGTTTAGTTTGCTTTAAGTCTTCTTCCGTGGGATTATCCCCTTTGATCAAGGATACAATAGCATTGAAATCATCCTTAAAATCATGATTATACAACTCACCATCCAAGATCACCATATCCTGAACAAGATGAGGACAGGTTACAAAGAACTTACCTTCTCTACTAGTTAATTGATTGTCTTTATTAATAGCTCTAATACCATCAAATTTAGGCTGAACAAACTTTCTTGCAGGATTATCCCACACATGCTTATCAACCCAAACATTCTTCTGATCAGTATCTTTATCCTTATAAGAATCA